GCATATAGATTTCACATAGTCAAAAGGACCTAGCTTAGTCCTTTTGTATGGTTCAATTATTTCTTCTTCTTTTTCCTCAAAGCCAAAAAAGTTTGTCATGGTTACCTCACTCAAATTCACAAGGTAACATCATCAATTCAATCATACAGGCAACTGAATGGATTTCCTTATCAACTGCAAATGTCGATTCAAAGCCATATTTCGAAAGAATCAAAATTGCCTCTGGTAAACAAGATGCTGATGCAGTTCTCAGCAATTCATCATAAACTGCACGATATAATTCCTGTTCTGTACCATGCCACTTTTCAAGAACAAACTTTCGTATATCTTGAAACTTTTTTTCCTTGATTGCTGTCATCAAGACGGTGATGTTTTCATTTTCAATTGAAGTCAAAATCTTTTCTGACAATGTGCCTGTTGCGCTATATCTCTGAATCTCATTGATACATCGGCGAAAATCAGGAAAGAAATGCATCACAACATGCTGAACTAATTTCTTGTCATATGATATATTTTCTTGATCAAGAATATCACAGATTCTCTTGAAGAACGTTTTCGCCAATGCAGGTCTTTGTTCTTTAGGAAAATTGAAATGAATTACAGCACATCTTGATTGCAAAGGAGGGATGATTCTTTGTGCTTGATTTGCAGTCATCACGAAACAACAGTTTGAAGAATACTTTTCAAAGAAGTTTCGTAAGGCATTTTGACTAAGGTCCGGAAGATGATCAGCCTCATCAAGGATCATCATCTTTCTGCGACCATCAAACGATTTTGTCGAAGAGAAATCTGCCATCTTTGTTCGGATAACATCAATGCTTCTTTCTTCTGAAGCATTGATCATCATCACCTCAAGTTTCAGTTCATTTGCAATGGCGAGAGCAGCACTAGTTTTACCTGTGCCACCAGATTGAGAATGAAATAGGAAGTTTGTCAAATCGCCTTGCTGAATGAAACCATTGAGAGTTTCTTTGATATCTTCAGGCAAGACAAGGTCGTTCACAGTTTCAGGTCGGTACTTTTGTGACCATAGAAATTCAGATCTCATAATATAACCTCATAATAAAAATGTTAATCAATAGGCCTTCTTCTCACTCATTTTCTTGTTTGTGTTCTCAATAGTGAGTTTATGCTTTTTGATCTTATCACCAAATTTTTTCAATTCATCTTCATCTTTTGTCTTTGAGATCAAGTCGGTATATTCCTTGATGTTATTCTCAAGACGTTTCACAGCAGACTTCTGACGAAATCTTTTTGCAGCAGAACCACCTTTCATAGGCAGACTCCTTTCATTATAACATGTTTAAAAATTAAAATCAAGAAGTTTTGAAGATTGTATCATACAGATTGAAAACTTCTTCTGACTTTGCTCGTTCCTCAGCAATATTTCTTTTGTGATAGGTATTAGCAAGTTTGACTAGGCTTGCCTTGGGAATTTTAAATTGCTTCGACAAATCAGCCAAGGCATCTTTGATGTAATCATTCTCACCTTCGATTCTTGTTTTGCAATTTGAAATTTCTCGAATCACTTTCTGAATTTGCATTCGGTCTTCTTCCGATGAAGGTAGCACACTTGCTTCAATTTCTTCTGACATTTTCACTCCATTATATTTTATTACGATTAATATTCTGCAAGATATCAATCATCGCAACAAACTGATTGATATACTTTACTGTTTCTCTCGGTAGTTTTAAATCACCAAGTTTATCAGAATTTTTTTCTCTCATTTGATCACGGATATAAGTAGGACCTACATTGTAGGCAGCAAGAACTTGTATCCAGGATGGAAATCTTGCTTTCAAAAACTTTAAATAATTTATTGCAGCATGTGTTGACTTTCGCCAATCATATCTTTCATCAATTAAGATACGAGTTTCCATGCCTAAATGTCTTGCAGTTAGGTCATTTATTTGCCAAAGACCTTTTGCACCTTTGACTGAAACTGCAGTAGGTTCAAAACAACTTTCAATGATCGGCAAATATGCTAGTTCATAAGGCAATTTATTTTTATAAAGTTCTGGTATAATGTATTCAAGATAACCATCATCTTTTGCTTTACTTACGCATTTCTTTACATGATATTTAAAATAAGAACTATTTGAATACATGTTAAAAGGATCACGTTCAGCACCCATTAATAAAAGTGCTGAAATACCAATTAAAATCTTAGAGTATAATTTGTGATTTCTCTGCGCTAACATCGATACCTGTAACTGCTCCTAAATAAGCACTTTCAACTTCCTTGTTTGGTTTTACCATTGCCACAATTTTACTTGTTTCAACAGTGATTACTGAATCTTTATCACCAGTATTTATCCAAGGCATTAAGGCAACACCTTGAGGTGATTGAACAAAAACGGATGGGTTTGACAAACTAAGTTTGCTTTGTGATTGCCAAAACTCTACATCATCAAGACCAATTCTGGCAAGTACCTCCTCACCAGTGATCATTTTCATTGCATATACTTTCATTACATTACCTATTTGGGTTTTCAATTACAGAAAAGAAATCATAAGAACGGTTCTTTGATGTAAACTGAGCGCCGCCTTTTAAATTAATCTTTACTGTATAGTCATCAGGAATCATTTTTAGTTTAGCAATATCAAAGATTGCTTCAAATGGTTCACCATTATTTTTCTGGTCAAGTTTCCTGCTATGCTTCTCTGCACTTGGATTTGAAAAATCATTTGAAACCATATAGATTTCTGTTTCATCTCCAACAAATGCTAGATGCTGATAGCCGTTTACATTGGTAGCTTTGATGCCATATGCAAGCATATCTTCAGTCAATACAAATTCTGCATCTGGCTTACGAATGTTATAATCTTTTGTATCATCAAATTCCGCAATGATTTCAGGATCCGCAAAACGAATACCCTGCTCAGTTTTGTCAGAACGAATAATCAAATGTTCTTCATCTTCAGGAAAATATAATTCAACATCGCCAGTTGATTGGACAAGGCTGAACACATTGATAAAATGATTTAAATCAAAAATACAAAACTCTTTAGGAAAATCGAGATTGAATTCGGCAATGGCAAATACATTGCCAGAATCTGCCTTTGTTCTTTGTGTTACACCTTCTTTAAAGGATATTGATTGGTTAATTGAAGAGAAGTTTGAGAGTAGATGTAAATCAGCTTTTGATAATTCCATAATAATCACCTCGTATATAATAATGATCAAAAAATAAAAGGGCGCAAAGGCGCCCTGTATTATAACATAATATTAAATCAATGTCAAGGCTTTTATGCAGCCTCTGCAGACTCAGCAGCAGGAGGCGGAGGTCCCACATCAATTGTTGGTAGACTTTGATTTGCTGTTTGTTGTGTTGACAGTACATGCTCCATTGCAGCAAGTGCTTGAACAGAACCACGATATACATAAGTACCAACATGACTCAATTGCATCCAAGGACAAGCCCAGATTTTAGTGCCAACTTTACGAGACATTTGGCAGAAGAAATAATCTTCGGATAGTAAACGATTTGTTTCACCACCTGTTGTATCTGGTCGGTCAAAGTCACAATGGAAATAAGCAGTAATGAGTTTTGAACCATTGAAATCAGGTGAGTGATTATGATCTGGCTTATATTCGTATTGTGGAAATTCTGATTTGTATCTTTGAAGTGCGGACTTTCGAATCATCATGAAACCAGTTCCAATTTCAAGAACTTCAACTGGCTTGAAGATTTCAATTTCGCCACGATTGACAGGATTGAAAACAAAGTCACCGCCAAAATCGGCAAGTTTATTTGGATCATCTAAGAATCCATCAATACTTGCGGCTCTGTTTACTCTTGGCCAGAGAATATGTTTTTTAGGATATAGACCACCAATAATTTCATGGTCTTCATCAGAAAGATAAAGTAGATGCAATACATCACGAGGATCAAAAACAACATCAGCATCAATGAAGATCATATGAGTGAAGTCTGATACTTCGAAATAATGTGTCAAATAATTTCTTGCTCGTTGAATCAAGCTTTCGTTCATAATAAATTTACATTGTAGTTTAATACCAAAGTAAGAACACAATGTATTTAAGTCAATCAATCTGGATGCAGTCTCGGCAATCATTTGACCACCATAGCAAGGCATACAAACCATTAGACTTTTACCTTCAAAGTCTTTTGGTTCAAGTTGCTGTTTCAGTCCAGTATCTTGAGGTTGTTCACCACCAATATCTTGTACTGCTGGTTGTTGGGTTTGTTCTTCAGCCATAAAAACTCCATTAAAATTAATAATTAAAATAGTAGAGAATCATCTCAATTCTCTACTATTTAGTGAGTTTAAAATTATTAATAAATAATTTCTTCTTTCACTTTCAAAACTACATCGGCGTAAAATCCTTCTGGATTTTCAACGACAGACCAATTTGTTCTACCC